CATGTATTCTTTGATGATATTCAAAAACTAGCATCTATGGACAATGCACCTAAACAATTACTTGATGATTGGAACGCACTCAAAGAGTGGAGCGGTTGGGTTGATGGTGAAAACGTAGACAACACCAAAGCACATGAAAAATTCGCACGAGGTTGGGAAAGCTACTTACGAAGTGGTGAAGCACCAACAAAAGGACTACAACGTGTATTCCGTCAATTCTCTAAATGGTTAACTCGTATTTATCGTAGTGTTCAACGATTAGGCGGTGAAGTACCATCTGACATTAAGGATATAATGGCTCGTATGATAGCAACGCAAGATGATATTGAAAACTACGCACATGAGCAAGCATTAGAGCAATTTGAAAATACAAAATTGTATCAGCAGTTGAGCGAAAGTGAACAGGCAAGAGTGCAAGGGTACATTGCTGACATTAAAGAAAAAGCAAAAGAACTTGTAATGCGCAAGTATATGAAAGAGTTAGACAATCGACCTATTAAAGAATGGGAAGAAGTGAAAGACGATGTGCAAGTTGAAATCGAAAAGCGTTTAATCGAAGAATATCCTATCTATAAAGAACATCAACGATATCTTGCAATTGGCGATGCAGCGTTGGTTAATACTCAATACGGCAACATCGAAAACCTAAAGAAAGCAGAAATAGAAGAAACAGGGGCCACCTTTGAAGATGCTATTAAGCAAGAGATGGAACACGCAAGATCCGAATTTGTTGAGGTCAACAATATCGGAAAATCCAATGAGCAAATAGCGGAAGAAATGCTATTATCTAACCAAGGTCAAATGGCACTTACAGAAGAAGAGGCTAAACTTATTAAGCAATATACTAATAAGGATTTGGCTAACAATTGGCAACTATTGGATAAATTGCAGCGGTTAGACCCTAATAGAGAAAATCTTGATGCGGAACTAGCACCGATTGAAAAGGCAATTACTAAAGCGGAACAAATCAAACAGGATAATGCAAAAGTAGCTAAAGAATTGAACTCTACTTCTAAGGAACTCGATAAAGCCGAAGATAAAATAGAGAAATTGAAAGCACAGTTACAAGAACGCATTAATGCTGTTCGTGCAATCCGTGATGGTGGATTTGGCACTATTCCTAAATACATGAATAAGGCCCGTGCTGAATTAGGTGATTTGACATTGGCACAAGCGAGCCAATATAAGAAATACCAAAATCAAGCAATCAGAGATGGTAAGAATGCAGATAGAGCATTAGCCGTTAATAAGGTAGAGGAAGCATTAGAGCATAAACAATCTCAAATGATGAATCAAGCAAGGGCTAGAGTGGCATTTGAAAATCAACAACGTATCAAGAAATTACGTACTAAATTGTTAGAACAAAATGCACGCATTACTCGTGCGAAAAACCCTGTAATGCTAGACCCTCAATTGCGGTACTTCTATACTCATATGATGTACCAAATGGGGTTGATTAAGCGTGACGGATTGATGCCTACAGATGGATTTGATGAAACGGTTATTACTAATCGACTTGACCCAGACGCAGGTATAGCAGGATTCAATACATTAATTAGTATGGATGATACTGTAAGCGGTATTTTTAATGCTAAATCACCTCGTACATTCGCTACCTTAACCGTTAATGAATTGAACATGCTCGAAGAATTAATGACTGGCATGTATCAAAACGGACGTAGGGAATATGAGCATAATAGCTTTTTAACCGAAAACGGCAATCCTTTATCTATTGATTATGTAGAACGTGATATCCTTGATAAGGCTATTGAAACATTTGGCGAAGTAGAAGAAAGCACTTTCAACATTGAAAATAGCAAGACTACTAAAAACGCTATATTCAATAAGATGGCTAACTTCGTTGAATCGTTACAACAAATTAAAACCATCTTGCGCCGTTTAGATGGTGGCAAGGGTGGCCCTGCTGAAATGTATATCTACGATACTATTAACCGTGCACGGCAACATTTCAACGAACGTCTTGAAAGTGAAACGATGCGCCTAGCTAAAAACGTAGCATTATATTCTCGTAAGGAACTCTATAAAATCCGTAACGAACGAGGCTATCAAGTAGGGGACGCAAGAAACCTCACTAAAGAGCAAGTTATGGCCCTAGCCTTGAATTGGGGGACAGAACGTAATAGACAACGTGCTATAGAGACCGTAAAAGCCAATGAGGTTGAAATAGAACGACTATTCCAAGACGTACTCGATGATAGAGACTGGGAATTTATTATCCGTGAATGGGAGCAAATCAACTCATTTTATCCAGAACGTAGTGCAGTACAAGAACGCATGACAGGTAATCCATTAAAGAAAGAAGAAGGAATTACATTTAGAATCGGCGGACGTACCATAGAGGGGCAATATTACCCTATAATGTACGACCCTAAGACTAGCGGTAAATCATCTAATCATGAAATGGAAGATATAGCACAATCATTCATGAGTAGTAATGCTACCTTTGGTTATGGCATGAGTGCTACTAAATCACGTCTTGATAAGGTGAAAGATAAACAATTGTTATTGTCTTTAGATGTAATACCTCGTGCAATTACAGAAAGCATCAATCACATTGCGATGCGTGAGGCGGTTACGGATGTAAATACGTTAATTAATCGTAAAGAATTTGCGGACTATATTACAAATAAACTCGGTGCTAGTGAGTACCAATACTTGCGCCAATGGGTACGAGACCAATGGACAACGGAAGTATCTCGGTTAACCGAATTTGACAATATGATGCAAACGATTAAGCGTAATATCTCATCTGCTGTTATGGCAGGCAAGGTAAGTGTAGCTATCCAAAACGTGGCGAATATTCCTGTGGCTATGGAACAATTAGGCGCAGCAAGAGTAATGCGTGCGTTATATCGTGCAGGTGTAGGCGTATATGGCCGAGGTTCTGGACGGTATAACGAAACTTATGAATTCGTATTAGGAAAATCCGTAATGCTCCGTGAGCGTGCACAAACACTTGATAAGGATATGCGTAGAGGTTTAGAAATCGGCGGTAAAGGATTTACGATTGATGGTAAATCTGTAGGCGGTTACACCATGGAACAATTAGGCGAGGCCCGTGATGCTATTAATAGTTGGGGTTACAGTCTACTTTCTGAAACGGATCTAATGCTTTCTGTTCCGATTTGGAAAGATGTATACGATGTGGAATATTCTAAACTTGTACAAAAAGAGGGTATATCTTTAGAGTGGGCAGACCAACGAGCAATTGAACTAGCTGATAAGGCTATCATTGATATATTTGGTAGTGGTGATATTAAAGACCAAGCAGGCATACAACGTAACAAAGGGACTATCGCTAATTTTGCGACTACGTTCTACACGTATGCTGGCACACTATGGAATATGCAACTTGACGGATTCTATGCATTTAAAGATAGAGGGGATTTCAAGAAATTCGCTCGTGTAATCTTCTATGACCTATTTATGCAAGCTGTAATCATGGTTATATATAATAATCTCTTTGGTAGCGATGATGACGATGACCCTACAAAAGTAGCTAAGTCATTAACTAAAGAATTTGTAAATCAAAGCGTCATGGGCGTACCGTTCGTGCGTGAGGGTATCACACAAGCTATGAATAGAATGTTAGGCGAAAAGGTATACAATCGTGGAACGTCGCCGTTATCCTATGCGGTAATCGATAAAATCGATGATATATTTACTGCTGTGAATAGTAGTAAAAAGGATTGGACGGACGTAGGACGTGCAGGACTACAATTTGCCAATTCTATGACAGGATTAAGCAATACACTAACCGATGGCGTCATGACAATTGCAAAATACGGTTTAACGGATATAGATGCAGAGCTCGAAGATTTGCTATATTCCGTCATCTTTGATAAACGATTGAAATCTAAGAAAGAAAAACAAAAGGAAAAAAAGCAAAATAAATATTGATAAATAAGGACTACCCGCTTTTGGGTAGTCCTTATTTATATACATTCACGAAAGGGGAACAAATATGATACCAGAAGTCAAAAAAACTAGTGTAGTTTATCAATGTGATGGAGCGAATAAGAAATGGATATGGCCGTATGATTTCAATAAGGTTGAAGATATAGCTTTGATTATTGTTGATGCAGATGAGAACAGGATCCTCAAAACAAGAAATATTTCTTATGATAAGGAAAACAAAACATTAATATATCCGACTATTGGTGAGGCTTTAGATAATACTCATAAGGTTATTCTTGAAAGGAAAACACCTATTGAGCAATGCACAGATTTGCCAGATATTTATCCGTTTCAAAATATCGAAAAAATGTTCGATAAAATTACATTGATTTTGCAAGAGGTGCAAGACAATGTTTATAACTCATTAATTACTCGTTTGGGGCGCGATATTGATTCATCAATGGTGTTACGTAAAATTGCTAATGCATCTAGTGCGGCGGCTAATGATGCTATCGATGCATTTGCTGATAAAAAAATGGTAATAACGCATCCTTTATTTGGAGAAGGAATGACGCAAAGCGGAGATTGCACATTTATTGGAATTGATGGGAAATGGTTTATAATTGACAGTTTGGCTAAGTCCGATGCTAATTTAAATTCAATCCTTAAATGTATGGATGATAACAAAATAGATGAATTTGAGTTTGGTTTCGTATCTCATTATCACGATGATCATATTGGAAATTTTATTGAATTGATTAAGCGTGGGAAAATATCTAAAATGTATCTGCCTGATAATAATAAGACAGTTGTAACAGGAAGATATGGGAAGAGTGCTGAAGCGTTAACAAAAGTATCAAATGATATAAAAAAGGCTTGTTCCGATAAGAAAATACCTTTTGAAATTATTACACCTAAAGTTTTAGATTTTTATGGAGCTAAATTAACATTTTACAATTGTAGTGATGATGATTATGAATATTATAAGTCAATTAACAATGATGATTATAATAATCTATCCGCTTGTTTAGAAGTTAATTATCTAAATCGTATTGCAATATTTGAGGGAGATAGTAGCTATCCCGCTATGGAAAGAAACGCTATGCGAAACCCTGTAAATGTAGATTACTTAAAATCTAATCACCATGGCATTTCACAAGTTCCTATTTCTTACCGTAAACTAAATCCTAGAGATATAGTTGTTACTGCAACACAAGATATAGCTAGAGAAAATTTATATATCCACAATTTTCAAGCCACATTTTTGCAGAGTGGAAGCAATTTATATTTACTGGGGGATCAAAATGTACCACCTAAAATTATTTACTACGGAAATGGAAATATTGAATACAACCGAGAATTATTGCGTGATGGTACTGCTGGACAAGCGACTTCACTGGAAATTTATGTAGATAGAAATTATACTGGTGAACTAAAAACAGGAGATAAACACACTCCGTTTAATCATTTAGCAGATGCTATCCGATTCATTAACAACGTAAAACATTGTATGGTTACAGTTAATGTCGCACCGGGAGAATATACTAGAGCTGAAGATATGGGTGGAGTAACCCAAAATCGTACAGAATTACAGATAAAAAACATTTATAATTCAGTGATATTCAAAACAAATGGCACTGGTATTGCAAACTTACCACCTATGGTTATTTCGTTTTGTAATAACATTCATTTTAAGAATGTTTCATTTGTAGGTATAAGTGCAGCAGATAATAGGAAAATAAGAATCTACAATGCAAATTGTACATTTGAAAATTGCCAATTAAACAGTATAAAACAACCAACAAATAATAAATCTAATGTTGTGGTAATTCAATCAGAAGGAAACAGTATGTTGAAATTAATCGATGTTAATATAACTGCTGGTTGGGGGGCAATACAAGTTGTTGGTGGTATGGTTCTATTAACAGGTACAGAAAATCATTGTAGTACCGATCATGCTTATGTTTTGCAGAGTGGTATAATCATGGTTGAAACACCATTTGTAGAAAAAAATAATGTCAACAAATTTAATGATTTTGCAGCTAAAGAAGTAGGTCAAATATACTTTAAGGCAGTTGCAAATGAAGATAGTATGCCTAGCAATTTAGCGTCAGGCACCATTATTCATGCTAAAAATAAAGATTTTCCACAAATTACACAGTTCGTTCAAATGAACAATACAAAACTTTCTGATTATGTATATTCATTGGTGGATGTTTCCAAAAAAACTGTGCCCGTATTTACAGGGCAAATAGGGTATTCTGGCGAACAAGTATTCTTTGGAATTAATGGGAAATGGATTAAAATCAGCAACGATATTAAATAAGGAGATACAATGATAGAAGTTTTTATTCCAACATTTAGTGAAATGTTTAATGTAAGTGAGGCGGTACGCATATCATTGGCTATATTCACAACAGTTATTCTTGTGTTTATAGACACAATATTACGAGTGCTGGTCGAAGCAAGGAATTACAACCTAGCAACCAATAGAGAAGTTACAATCAAAAATACTATATTAGCTATCCTATGGAGAGGTTGGGCTACAGTAGAAATTAACGGAAAGCATAAACGATTTTTAGTAAGCGGTAAGCTACGAGCGGATATGACTAAGAAATTAGTCAAATCCTATCCGTGGCTTTTTTTATTGGCATTCATTCTATTAACATTGCCTGATGTAGTAGTACCTGTATTAGGCCGTGTGGATATATTCCTATGCACATTGTTGTATTTGATACCTATATTTATCGAATTGGCATCGTGTGTAGAAAACATGATAGAACTCGAATTAGTAG